GAGAATTACCTAACCGGCTGTTTTTACAGCCGATTTGTGGTTTGTGCATGATTAGAATAACCCAACGTTGGGTTATTGTCAAGCGGGGTTTGCTGCATGGTGAGCTGTTTGATGCAGTGTAACTCCGGTTACATTTGGTGCAAAAATGTTTCATTTGGTGCAGTGTAACTCCGGTTACATTTGGTGCAAGAGTGCTTCATTTGGTACAAGAATGTTGCACCAGAGGCAACTTCAGGTGAAACAGTTTGACCCATGCCCAGGAAAATCACTCCGTGTGATATTTCTGGAATCGACAGCCTTAACTGCTTGGATATACTGGTCCTGGACAATGTCGGCAGGTGCTCATGCACCACGGGAGGGCCGGGGTCGGCCCGGCCTGTCTCGGTAATCCTCAACCCCCTAAAATCGCGTGGGAGGGAGCCTGCTTGTGGCCGGGCCTATCAGACGGGATCATGACAGCCTGTGCGAGTACCATCAGGAGCTGGCGGAAAATCAGGCGGAGATAGCCGCGCACCTGCTTTGGCTTCGGGGTGCGGGCAGGTGGGTTGTCGGGCTCATGGGTACATGCCTCATGGTGCTGGTTGGGATTGGCTCCACGATTGTGAGCTATGGTTGGTCTCTCAGTCTCGCGAGCCAGACTAACCAGCTTGAGATTGCCCGGCTGGCGTCGCAGGTAACCGAGCTGCGGCAGGCAGACAAGGACGTGTGTGATCGATTGATGCGGATTGAGAGCGGGGAGCTGTTGCCGCGTGCGCGGGGACGGGAGGGGCCGAAATGAGCTGGATGCACTGCAGCGTGGCGGCCGTGCTGCTCATGCTTCTGGCGGCGTGTGCGACGCTGAGTCTCCCGGACGGGGCGGCTCCGGCGGAAGAGCGAGCTGCCCGGTGCCTGGAGGCCCGCGCGGCCATGGCGGTCGCTGATGCTGCCATGCAGATGGCCCCCCTGGCAGGAGGGGCTGAGTGGTGCTACTGGCAGGCCTTCTCGCTGGGGTGCAGGGCGGCGATCAACGCTTACTGCGGGCCTCAGACCGCGTGCGTTGAGCCCGCCGGGAGCTGGGCTCGCAGGAGACTGCTCTAATGGCTGAAGGCGCCGAGCGTAAAGGCCTCTATCAGGCGGGGCTCCGGCCGAAACAGCGGCGGTTTGTCGAGGAGTACCTGCTCGATCTCAACGCCTCGGCGGCGGCTGTGCGGGCGGGGTACAGCCCGGACCCCCCGAGTGCAGCGACTATCGGTCGTCTGCTGCTCAAGGATCCTCGGGTCAAGCTGGCGGTCGATCAGGCTATCCAGGCGCGCTCCGAGAGGACCGGGATCAAACAGGATGATGTTCTGCGGGAGATCGGGCGCATTGCGTTCTCGGATGCCCGAAAGCTGGTTCATCCGGATGGGTCGCTGATACCGCTGCAAGATCTGGACGAGGACACCGCCCGAGCGGTCGCGAGCGTCAAGGTCAAGGTGCTCAAAACCCGCGAGGGCCTGGTGCTGCCCGAGGCGATTCTGGAGTACAAGTTCTGGGACAAAAATTCAGCGCTGGAGAAGGCTGGGAAGCACTTGCGACTATTCGGGGACGTGATCGAAAATCAGGTCAACACGCTCCACATCACGATCAACAAAGGCGGGCAGCCGGATGCCTCTGAACTACTCACCTAAGGCCGAGGTCGAGTTCGACACCGAGCTGGCCCGGTTCACGCCGCGCCAGATGGAGGCTATTGACCTGCTGGACAGCGGGATCATCAAGTTCCTGCTGTATGGTGGGGCGCTGGGCGGCGGCAAGAGCTATTTCCTGCGGTGGTATTCGGTAAGACGCCTGATCGATCTCGCGGGGCAGGGAGTGGACCGCCCGGTTTCGATGCTGGCCTGCGAAGATTATCCGGCCCTCAAGGACCGGCAACTCTCTAAGATCCCCAGAGAGTTTCCGCCCGAGATGGGTGCGATGCACTCCGACCACAAGGAATACGGGCGATGCTACATCCTGGCTCCCTACCTCGGCGGCGGAGTGATCTGTTTCCGCAACCTGGACGACCCCAGCAAATATCAATCAGCCGAGTTCTGCCTGATCGCGGTAGACGAGCTGACCAAAAACCCTTTCGAGACATTCACACATCTGCGATCCAGACTCCGCTGGCCGGGACTCACAGACCGGCAGTGCCAGTTCATCGGCGCGACAAACCCTGGCGGCGTGGGGCATGGCTGGGTCAAAGCATTCTGGATGGACCACGATTTTCCACCAGAGTGGATCGCCCCAACCGACTACAGGCCCATGTTCGCCTACGTCCCCAGCAAGGCCACGGATAACCCGCACCTGGACCCCAACTACTGGGCGATGCTCCAGACACTTCCCGAACAACTCCGCAGGGCCTTCGCGGAAGGCGATTGGCAAATTTTCGTGGGGCAGGCCTTCCCAGAGATCACGCGCAAGCACCACGGCATCAGGCCCCTCTGGCCCGTTCCCGAGGGCAAGCCGCTCTACATGACCATGGATTGGGGCTTCGGCAAGCCGTTTTCCATCGGTTGGTGGTGGGTGGACAACGACGGCCGGGTGATCCGATGTGCTGAGTGGTACGGGTGGAATGGCACGGCCGACCAGGGCATGAGGCTCTCGGATTCCGAGATCGCGGACGGCATCATTGAGCGCGAGGACCGCTGGAAGCTCAACGGGCGCGGCATTATCCGGCTCGCCGGGCCGGACTGCTTCCAGAAGCGCCCGGACTACCGGGGCGGCGGGCAAGGCCCGAGCACAGCCGAGGTGTTCGCCGAGAAGGGAATCTATTTGGTCACCGGCGACCCAAATCGCCAGCTCAAGATCAGGGCATTCCGCGAGCGCATCAGGGTGCCGGATATCGGGCGGCCCATGATGGCGGCCTATGACACATGCGACCACTTTTTCCGTACCCTGCCCAATCTCATCATGGATAAGAACAACCCGGAGGATATCGATACGGCGACCGAGGACCATCTCTATGACGAGTGCTGCCACATTGCCATGGCGCGGCCGATCACTCCGCTGGCGGCCCAGAAGCCCAAGTCGCAGGCGGAAAAGGATTTCGAGGTTATCTATGGTACAGCTCACCACGATAACGATGAGCGATACAGCTAAGAGGAGCACGACCCATGAGCGCACGTGTACCGCTTGTTGACAGTGGAGAGCCCAGCAAACTGCTCAGTGATTTCGTCCTGTTGACGGGGGCTCAGACCCTCACCGGCAAGACCCTGGCCTTTCCAACGCTCACGGCCCCGACGATTTCGGGTACGGTGACTGCAACAGGGGCCACAGTTTCCGGCGGCGCGCTCGTACCCGCGCAGATCAAGGCGCCGACAGCCACGCCGGTCAATGCTGCTGCGGCGACTGGCACTCTGACCCTCGCGGGCAATCCCACGGCGGGTCACACGGTCACAATCGGGGGCCGAACCTACACATGGGTGGACAACCTGAGTGTTTCGGGGGTCAAAGCCCTTGCAGTGCTGACCCTTTCCGACGTTGCGGAGGCCGACGACACGACCACGATCAACGGGGTTGAGTACACGTGGGTTGCAGCTCTCACCGGGGCGGCGGCGTCGAGCACCCTCACGCTGGCCAACAATCTCACCGACGGCAACCGCATCGTCATCGGGAGCACGACCTACACACTCCGCGAGACCCTGGCGCAGGCCTACGATGTTCTGATCGGGGTGGATGCGAGCGCGACCCTGGATAACCTCATCGCCGCAATCAACAAGGCGGCAGGCGAAGGGTCCACCTACGGGACAGGCACGGTAGCGCACCCGACGGTCTCGGCGGCTGCCGGGGCGGGGGACACCGCGACGATCACCGCCAAGGCGCCGGGTGTTGCGGGCAACGCCATAGCCACTCTGGAGTACGGGGCGGCGGCATCCTGGACGGGGGCAACCCTTTCCGGCGGGGCGGATACGGTGGCAAATGAGGTGCTGGTCGAGGTGACCGCCGAAGCCTGCATCAACAACCTCGTGGCGGCTGCAACGGGCGGATCCGGGGCCGGGACCAAGTATTCCACGGGGACCGAACAGCCGGACGATGTCGAAGTCAGCAAGGGCTCGGCCGCCACGATCGAGGTCGAGGCTCTGGCGGCAGGGACCGCAGGCAACTCCATTGCCGTTGCCGAGGATATGGCGAATGGCGCATGGGACCATGCGACTCTCAACGGCGGCGTTGACGCGGTGGCGGAGGCCGCCGATACGGTGCTGGTCGGAGCGAGCGCCTCTGATACGATAGATAACCTCATCGCCGCCATCAACGGCGCGGCGGGAGAGGGGTCCACATATGGCACAGGTACCGCCGTACACGCTGATGTCGCGGCAGCGGCAGGCGCCGGTGATACCATGACGATAACGGCAAAGACTCGCGGGGCTGCCGGGAATGCCATTGCAACTACGGAGAACGACTCCAACACCTCATGGGGCGATACGACCCTGCTCGGCGGAGTGAACGGAACCCTCGGAGACCAATGGGATATTAAGGTCGATGCAAGCTACCTGTACGTCTGCGTCGCGGCTAACGGGGTCACGGGACAAAACTGGCGGAGGGTGAGCTTGGGGACGGCTTATTAGCATGGAATTAAGAGAGGCATTGTTTCTGTTTGTAGGTGGGGCTTTCACAACCCTGATCGCCGGATGTGCTGGTGCCTGGATGATTTTCCGGGCGACCCACATAGACGGCACAGAGATCTGCTGCCGTGGCCAACGGGTATGCGGCACTTCGGGCCGAACCAATCCCGCGGGGGAGATCACGCAGTTTGACGAATTTGAGCAGCCCGATGCCCGCAGGCAACCCCCTCCAGCATGGAATGCCGGGGAAGAGAACTACCCGGACCCGTTCGCCGAGGAAAAATCAAGCCCGATCACGCTGGGACGCAACGCGGCGTTCCTGGCCCAGATCAACAGTAGGGAGAGAGAGGATG